TGGGATTTAAAGGGCTGAATCTTGAGATAGTTTTCTGTCATGTTCTATGAACAGCCTTATTTTTGAACATCGTTCGGTTCTTTCTCTTCTGTTTCTTGTTCAAGTTCTGGTTCGGCTTCTGGTTCTTTAAGAACTTCTGGGATCGTTACGTTCTGGTAATATCCTCTGTTTTTCAATTCGTTTGCTACGTCGATTTCAGTTAAAACGCCTTTATCAAGATAAATCTGGTCTGCCTGAGCCTCAGCCAAGACTTTCTTGGCATTTTCCTCATCGGTAAGTTGCCACAAGTTGATAAACTCAAATCCAAAATCTTCGGGAATATACCCAATTGCACTTGGGATAAGAATCCGATACAGCTTACTGAGTTGGTATTTAAGCTGAGATTTTTGCTTTGTTCGGATCGTATCGTAGTAATTTCTGATGTCCGATTCACCTGTGGCATTCATGCCCGCGGGAGATCTTCCAAATAGTTTGGTAATTGGAATTTCTGCGGCTCCTGAAACATCCATCATGAATTGTTCGATTATTTTTGGAAGCCCTTCAAACTTATAGTCGTAGTGCCCAAACTCATCTTTTTTATCGAATAGGAATATGCGGTTGTACGACGCAAGCATGGCGAGTGCCTGGAACGATGCAATTGCTTTATCAACCTGCCCAGAAGCGACTAAATCTCGGTACCCATCAATTCCAAAATATCTCTGAGCGGCTAAGAATGTCAGCTCAGCGGTTCCGTCGGTAGTGGTGTCATACCTCAGAAGTGCTTGCATCACTCGTTCAAGCTCTGAATTGCCCCAATATTGCTCCAAATATTTTTGTCTCCACGGAAGATCGTGGGATATGAACCTGATACATCGGCTGTAATGAACTTTAACTCCGGACCCTACTTCGCTACTGTTGATTATGTAATATTCTGGGAGCCCGAATTCGGGAGACTCCATATCGCTAACCTTTGTCCCAGTATACGGGGTGACTTGCCATCTTGTAAGGATATGAAGAGATTTCAATCCTTTTAGATCAACCTTATCAGGATTAAGGGGCTCCTCGGTATCTTGCTGGTCCCCAAAATTCATGACCATAAGCGCGCCGCCATACAGCCGGCTCCACTTTATCGATTCATTGACCTTGTTCTGAACAAATAGTTTTTCTTCGTACTTGGAAATCTTATCTGATTCTTGCGAAGAAATTTCCATTTTAAGCTTTATCCATTCACGGGTCATATCGTCGGCTGGCAGGTCGATGATTCTCTGAGCTAACCAGTTTGACCGGTAGAGGTTATCGAGCTGAACCCAGTTACGAGTGAATTGAAGGTCCGACCCATAATACCCTTGTCTGAGCTTCGATTCGTACCCTAAATTTGCGACTGAGTTTACTAGGCTATCTGTAAAAAACTTCGGGTCTTTCGTGAGGTTTTTGATATTGTTGATAATATTTTTTGTCGAATCAAATATTTTCATTCTAGCCTCCTATAACTTGTTTGTATATCGCGTCCCAATCTTCGACCGCTCCAACGACAGCGATATTAATCGCGTCAACAAGCGTATCGATTTGATCATCATGTTCGTGGGTAAATTTAGCGTTAAATGCATCGCATTCTTTGAGGAAGTCATTGTTGAATAGTGCCATAGCAGGCAGGAAAACTCTACCAATTTTTATATATGGTAACGCGTCAAGGATTCTTGTGTACTTATCTTTGAACCTTTCGATTTCTTCAACTGGTATTTTTTCGCGCTTCATTTTTTGGATTAATCCTGTGCCTGAAACCTTATCTTCGACGTACATTGCGCGTAATCTGGCCTGATTCCCAGGATCAATTACACAGTGCTTATTCCATAACGCAACTGCCGCCGTTTCAAGGTCAGGGGCTTCCACCTTGTCTCGATATAGGTCAATCAAATAAACACTTTTGCGGTATGCGCCCCAAACCGAAAAGACTGTATAATCATTCGCTTCCTTTGTTTTTTGTGCGGTGTCGACAGTGATAAACTTGTATTCGATTTTTGGGAGATCTTTGTAATACTGGAACCATTCGCTTTTAATTACTCTACCCTCGGGATTTTTTAAAGGGCAACCGTCCCATATATGCTTGTAGATATCTTCAGGTTGTAACCTCAAACATCGAAGCCGTTCTTTCTCAAGCACTTCTGGGAAAAGAGGATTGTCTCTGAACGAAGTGGTCCTGTGATACACGTCAGGGTCATTTTTGACCGCACAGAATCTTACATAAACAGGGTCGTCCTCGAGATAGCGGTTAAACGATGCGATAATATTCGAGCCCTCTTTTCTTATCGTTGGAATGAGAATATCCCAGGATTCATTGCTCACGCTATGCGCTTCCTCAACCCAACAAATATCAATTCCCTCGAGTGATTTTATTTCCGTAATATTGGACCGGAGCCCCTTAAATATGAATTCTGAACCAGTCAAAAGACAAATTATCGATTCTTGTTTTATGCTGAAATACGGGGCAAGCGATGAGTTTAAAATAATATCGGATAACAGTTTGTGAACTGAGTCTTTAATCGTTTTCTGAAT